GGGCGTTTTCTTCTGCCAACGACCGCTCTCGCTCGGATGTGTCTTGCTGCAGCTGTGCTTTAGATCGCCACTGATAGAGCTGACTCGCGTGTATTCCCAGCTCACGCGCCGCTGCTGCAACGCCAATACGATCAGCAAGCGCTAATGCTTCTTGCCGGTAGCCATCTGAGTAACGGGTATATGATTTTTTCTTCATTGATGTTGTCGATCTTGCCATGGTTCACCTCATCGTAACGTATGACGTTCTTGAGGTGTCCACCGTTACTGGGCAGGATCACAGTACTGCAACAGCTAACGCCCAATAGCTGTGCTTTTTTATCCACCCAAGCATCCCAACATTCCCTTAACTATCATTTTCCCACACCTTACCACACCCCACGGTGTAAACCGCCCCACTCACACCCAACACCGCTAACACACTGCCCCGATACCCAGCACGATACCTGCGTTAACTATAGATACCTGCGCAGGAGCCACCATGGCACTCGATCAATACCACCACGGCGTGCGCGTTGCGGAAGTTAATGACGGTACGCGTACTATCCGCACCGTCTCCACCGCCGTCATCGGCGTGGTCTGCACCGCGCCAGGTGCGGATGATGCCACCTTCCCCCTCAACCAGCCCGCGCTGGTCACCAATGTGGATACCGCCATTGGCAAAGCGGGCACCCAAGGCACGCTGAAAGACACCCTCACCGCCATTGGCCAGCAGGCCAAGCCCATCATCGTGGTGGTGCGTGTGGCCGAAGGTGAAACCGAGGAAGAAACCACCGCCAACGTGATTGGCACCACCACCGAGCTAGGCCAACGCACTGGGCTGCAGGCACTGCTGACCGCCAAGCAAAAGCTGGGCGTGACGCCGCGCATTATTGGTGTGCCTTACCTGGATACCCAGCAGGTGGCCACCGCCATGGTCTCGGTGCTGCAGCAACTGCGTGCCTTTGGCTACGTGTACGCCCACGGCTGCGAGACCACCAGCGATGTCATTGCTTACCGCGATCAGTTCGGTGCACGCGAGCTGATGGTGCTCTGGCCCCAGTGGCAAGCGTTCGATACAGACGACGCGCAAACGCTGGATATCAGCCCCGTGGCCACCGCCCTGGGCCTGCGAGCAAAGCTGGATCAAACCGTAGGCTGGCACAAAACCCTGAGTAACGTGGCGGTGAACGGCGTCACCGGCATCAGCAAAGACGTGTTCTGGGATCTGCAAAGCCCCAACACCGATGCCGGGCTGCTCAACGCCGCCGATGTCACCACCCTGGTCAACCAGAACGGTTACCGCTTCTGGGGCTCGCGCACCTGCGCCGGGCCGGAAAGCCTATTCCCCTTCGAGAACTACACCCGCACCGCTCAGATCCTTGCCGACACCGTGGCCGAAGCGCATCTGTGGGCGGTGGATCTACCCCTGCATGCTTCCCTGGCGCGAGACATCATCGAAGGCCTGAACGCCAAGTTCCGCGAGCTGAAAACCCTGGGGCTGATTGTCGATGGCAGCGCCTGGCTGAACGAGGAGCTCAACACCCAAACCTCCCTCAAGGGCGGCAAGCTGCGCATCGACTACGACTACACGCCGGTACCGCCACTGGAGGATCTCGGTTTCCAGCAGCGCATTACCGACACCTACCTGGCTGACTTCGCCGAGCGCGTCGCGGCCACCGCCTGAACTGACTAGCGAGAGACCCCCATGGCACTCCCCAAAAAGCTCAAAGACCTCAACCTGTTCAGCAACGGCGAAAGCTGGCAGGGCATCGTCCAGTCGATCACCTTGCCCACCCTCACCCGCAAGATCGAAGAGTGGCGCGGCGGCGGCATGGATGGCGCGGTGGGTATCGATATGGGCCAGGACGGCCTGCTCACCGTGCAATGGACGGTAGGCGGGCTGGTAGAAAGCCTGTTCGACAACTTCGGCACCGCCCGCATCGATGCCGACATGCTGCGCATGACCGGCAGCTATGAGCGCGACGATATCGACGACGCCTCCTCGGTCGAGGTAGTCATGCGCGGCCGCCACACCGAGATCGATATGGGCGACGCCCAAACCGGCGAAAACACCGAGCACCAGGTCACCAGCACGCTCAGCTACTACAAGCTCACCATCGACGGCACCGAGAAAATCCGAGATCGACCTGGTGAACGGCGTGTTCAAGGTCAACGGCGTTGACCGCCTCGCAGGCCGCCGCCAGCGCCTGGGTATTTAACACAGGTATCTAAGCCCGCCCCCTTTTCCCTTAACCCAACACCAGGAACACCCCCATGACCATAGCCAACACTGCCACCACCACCGACCCCATCGAGCTGGATGAACCCATTAAGCGCGGCGAGCAAACCATCAGCGAGATCACCCTACGCAAACCTCAATCGGGCGAGCTGCGCGGTGTCTCGCTTACCGATGTGCTGCAGATGCAAACCGACGCGCTCATCACCCTGATCCCGCGCCTCTCCACCCCATCGCTCACCGCTATTGAAGTCCGCCAAATGGACCCAGCCGACCTGGTGCAATGCGGCGGTGAACTCGTCAATTTTTTGTTACCGAAGCGGGCCAAGGAAAAAGCCGCATAAGCCTACCCACCCACGTAGAAGACGCGATGGCGGATCTCGCCATCGTCTTCCACTGGTCACCGGAAGACTGCGCCAATTTCAGCCTTCAGGAACTCATGGAGTGGCGCGAAAGAGCGCGCAAGCGCAACACACCCATAGACGCCGGAGGCAAACGTGGCACGTAGCTTAAAACTGGAAGTGTTGCTCAGCGCGGTGGATAAGGTCACCGCGCCGCTAAAAAAGATCACCACCGGTACCGGAAAAACCGCTGATGCCCTGAGAGCCAGCCGCGATGAACTAAAGCGGTTGCAAAAGGCACAGAAAGACCTGGATAGCTTCACCCAGTTAAAGCGCTCAAGCGAAGCCTCTTCCCAGGCACTGGAAGACCAGCAACGCCAGGTACGTGAGCTCACCCAACAAATAAAAACCACTGAAGGCCCCACAAGGCGGCTCACCCAGCAGCGGGAAGCCGCCATCCGCCAAGCACGCAAACTCAAAAGCCAGTACCAGGATGAACAGCGCGAGCTGCAAACATTGCGCCATCGCGTACGCAGTGTGGATGGCGTCACCGGCACCTACAGTGAACAACAGCGCGAGCTGGCTAACCGAATCCAACAAGCCAACAACCGTCTGGAAGATCAAAAACAAGGTCTACGCGACATAGAACGTCGTCAGCAGCGCGCCACCGAAGCTGCCAAGCGCTACCAACGAGCGCTGTCACGCGGGCAGAACATCGCCGGGCGTGGTGCGGTGGGAGCCGCCGCTGGTGGCGGCGCCACGCTGGCCATGGGCCATCAAGCACTCATTAACCAGTCCAGCGGAGCGCGGCTTGCCGCCCAACAGGGCGAAGGCGCAGAAGAGGCCGACCGCTACCGAGAAGTGATCACCCACGTTTACACCACGGGTCGTGGCCAAGGGTTAGAGCAAGTCACTGAAGCCGTGGCCGCGCTGAGTGCCCAATTTGGCTCACTGGGGGAAACCTCCAATGAACAATTACAAACCATCACCCGCCAAGCACTCACGCTCTCTGACGCGTTTGGGTTAAATATCGCAGAGTCGGTGCAAACAGCGGGCATCATGGTACGAAACGGCCTGGCCGCCAATGCCAGTGACGCTTTCGACCTGATGACAAGAGGCATGCAGGAAGTATCGGCCAGCATGCGGCATGAACTGCCCGAGATCCTTCATGAATACGGTACCAACTTCAGAGCACTCGGCTTCGACGGTAAAGAGTCGCTCAACATGCTGGTGGCCGCCGCCGAGCAGGGCCGCTTCGCGCTTGATAAAACCGGCGATGCACTGAAAGAATTCACGATACGCGGCTCCGATATGAGCACCGCCAGCGTTGACGCCTATGAGGCCATAGGCCTGAACGCCCAGGCCATGGCCGATGCCATCGCGGGGGGCGGTGATCGCGCAGGCGCCGCCTTAACCACCACGGCTCAGAAACTACTGGAAATTGAAAACCCAGCGGCACGTGCCAATGCGGCGATTGCCCTATTTGGTACGCCCATCGAAGATTTATCCGTGGACCAGATACCCGCCTTTCTGCGTGGCCTCACCCAAACCGATGACCGAATCAGAAACGTCACCGGGGCAACGCGTGAAATGGGCGATACGCTGGATAACAACGCTGGAGACGCGCTTAAACGGGTGCAACGGGCGCTAGGCAGCTCGTTTATGGGTGTGCTGGATGAGGTTGACGACACCATCATTCGTGTTAGTAATCGTGTCACCACTTGGATGCGCCAAAACCCCGAGCTCACCAGTACCTTAACCAAGGTGGCCATGGCCCTGGGCGTCCTCACGGCCATTGGCGGCACCGCATTGGTCGTATTAGGTTCTCTGCTTGGCCCGTTAGCGATGATACGCATGGGCGCCACGCTATTAGGCCCCACGCTTTTAAGCGCAAGTAAGGCCATGATGTGGTTAGGGGGCGCCGTTAAAGGGCTGGGGGCGCTGCTACTTGCCAACCCCATTGGTATCGCCATTGTGGCTGCAGTCGCTGTCATTGCAGGTGCGGCTTATCTCATCTATCGCCATTGGGAGCCAATCAAAACCTTCTTCATCAACCTCTGGAACCAACTGACAGCGGCCTTTGGCGATGGCATTGGAGGCGTCGCCAAACTCCTCTACAACTGGACGCCTTACGGGCTGATTTATCGAGCATTTACCAATACCCTCGAACGGCTAGGGGTGGACATACCTGCCAACTTTAGAGACTTGGGTAGTGCCGTTGTTGACGGTTTAATCGGCGGCCTTACCAGTAAATTCAATGAACTCCGCGAACGCATCACAGGCATGGCAGGCAACGTGCGCAGCTGGTTTGCCGACGTGCTGGATATCAACAGCCCCTCTCGCGTGTTCACCCAGCTAGGCGGCTACACGGTGGACGGCCTAAACCAAGGGCTGGATGCCCAGCGGGACGAACCCGCTAGGCGCATTCAAGAGATCGCCCGCCGCGTAAGCCGCGCCGGAGCTGGGCTGGCACTCGGGGCGGCCACCCTGCCCGCCGTAGCGATGCCCCACATCGAGCAGCAAGCGCCCATCCAGTTCGATACCCGGCCGCCGCTCACCGCTGCCAGCACCCAGGCCAGCGGTTTTACGATGGGCGATATCAACATCAACGTCACACCCGCCCCCGGCATGAACGAACAGCAGCTCGCCCAGTACGTGGCACAGGAAGTGCAGCGCGCCCTACAAAACGCCCAGCGCGACGCCCAGGCGCGGCAGCGTTCGTCACTGCGCGACCTCGACTAACTGGAGAACTGATCATGTTAATGGCGTTAGGCATGTTCGTATTTGAAACCCGTAGCGTGCCCTACCAGGAATTAAAGCGCATCACCGAGTGGCGGCACCCCAGCCAATCCCGCGTGGGGCAGCGGCCCGCTTACCAGTTTGCAGGCCCAGGCGCGGACACCATCACCCTAAGCGGCACCCTGCTACCCACCTTCACCGGCGGCCGCTTTAGCCTGGATGAGATCCGCGATATGGCCGATCAGGGCAACGCCTGGCCGCTGGTTGAAGGTACCGGCCGCCAGTACGGCTTATGGGTGGTCACCCGGGTGGAAGAAACCAGCACGCACTTTTTCCGCGACGGCGCGGCGGAGAAAATCGAGTTCAACCTCACGCTGGAACACGTCGATGATGAGCGCACCGACCTGATCGGCCGCTTGGCGCTGCCCGCCGTGGCGCGTTTGGCCGGGGGCTTCGTATGAACGCTTACCCCAAGCCCAGCTATCGCATCACCCTGGATGGCACCGACATCACCCCGCGCATCAACGGCCGCCTAATCAGCCTCTCGCTACGCGAGCAGCGCGGGCTGGAAGCCGACCAGCTGGATATCACTCTGGCCGACCACGACGGCCAGCTCGCCATTCCCCCACGCGGGGCAGAGCTGCAGGTGGCGTTTGGCTGGCAGAAGGAAGGGCTGGTGGATAAGGGCCGCTTTACGGTGGATGAAGTGCAGCACACCGGCACGCCGGACCAGCTCACCGTTCGCGCCCGCTCGGCGGATATGCGCGGCCAACTGCCCGGCAAGCGCACCCAGGGCTGGCACGATGTCACGTTGGGCGAGATCGTCACCACCATCGCCGGCCGCAACCGCCTGGAGCCAGTGGTGGCCGCCGCGCTCAACGGCATCCGCATTGGCCATATCGACCAAACCGACGAATCCGACCTGAATTTTCTCACCCGCCTGGGCGAACGGTACGATGCCATTGCCGCCATCAAAGCCGGGCGTATGCTGTTCACCGTGGCAGGCCAAGGGCTAACGGCCAGCGGCCGCGCCATGCCCGCTGTTACGCTCACCCGCCGCGACGGCGACCAGCACCGCTACAGCGTGACCGACCGCGACGCCTACAGCGGCGTAAAAGCCTACTGGAACGACACGCGGGGCGCAGAGCGCCAAACCGTACTGGCAGGAACGGAAGAGAACGCCAAACAGCTACGCCCCACCTACGCCACCGAAGACGACGCCCTGGCCGCCGCCCGCGCCGAATGGCAGCGCATCCAACGCGGCCTGGCAGAGTTTGAGCTAACGCTGGCACTAGGCCGCGCCGATCTGCTGCCCGAAACCCCGCTCACGCTAGCGGGCTTCAAGCCTCAGATCGACGCCACGGCCTGGCTGGTGAGCGAGGTCACGCACTCGCTGAATGATGGGGGGTTGGGGACGGTGGTTAGGTGTGAGGTGAAGGGTTAAGCAGGCCATTTCCATGGCATAATGCCCGCTGCGTTTTCAGGAGGTGTCATGGGCATTATTTTTGGTAATCGAGAATTTATTGATGATACGACCCTTCCAGGCGCACAAGTTCAGCATTTCTCACTGGCGGGGACTCACTACGGCGCGTTATTCATTCCACGTCCAGCCTGGGACGACAACACCGCTCTGAAAGTGACCCAAGAGCTTGGCGTTCTCATCCCAGAAGATGCCTACGAAATCAAATTTGATACGCTGGATAGCCTACTGGATGACAACCCAGCCCATGGTTACCGCACACGGTATCAGTTAGGTTTGGCTCCATACTCCTTAATGGAGTTGAACCTGCTCGGCTCTGGCTTGCTGGAGTCCATTAGCCTGTTTGATCAAGATATGAATGGCTCGGGCTATTATGGCTGCGCCGTTGATGACAATACTCAGCTGTGCCACTATTACAGAAGGCTTTACCGCCGCTATGGAGCTTATTTCCTAGCTAACGGTCTAACGCCCTATACCTCTCAGAGAGGAACATGCTATGCATTTATACGCGAATGACCACATCACACAGCAGCAGCGCAAGGCGGCCACCATTGAGGCTGCACGTAACCGCTATCTTGCCGCAAAACGGCAAGGCAATGTCAAAGTCAGCCTGAGCGCTGAGGAAGCGCAGAAACGCGCTCAGAAGTCCGTTTTTCGCCTGTCCTAATTTTCAGCTTCAAAGCAAAACCCCCGCCCACTCCACATGGTCGGGGTTTTTTATTGCCTCAATCTTCTGGCGAAGCGGTACGGTAATCCCCCCATGGTTAGGACACTGAAGCCCGGTTAATTTTCTCATCTCATACAAAACCCATGTAACAATCGTCTCTTTACCCCTTTAAACATGGGCATGCTCTTGACACAAGTCACCCTTCTTTTTCAAAAGCTTATTTTCTTTATCCAGAGATACTGCGACATTCCCCTTAAGTGCTTCTGGGTATTTCTTATATCCTGTAGAAAGAATTACCTGAAAATCTCCCAGTGAATCCAACTCTTCTAACTGTTCAATAGAACGTCTAAGATTTTCAGCATCAATACCACCTGTTTCAGGAGTATCTATAAGCAGCAACTTTGGAAACAGAACCCCCTTCTCTTCCAAAGACATACGCAACATCGTAAGAAAATACATCAACCTTTTTGGAACAGAAGAACTAGCTTCCCTATATTCTCTATTATTAATTATAGGCATATAGTCTTCAGAAGAGATTCGAGCACTGCGGCATCCTGCTAGCGCCTTCACCATAAAACTATTATACTTGCTACTAAATTTCTTCACTACACTAGCAATATGCTCTTCAGCCTGAGCCTCTAAACTCTTGACTGCCCTACCCTTTTCTTCAAAATCTTCTCGCTTTTTATCAAAATCTCGCTGATACTCAGCGAGTTTTATTTCTTCTGCGATTTGTCTATCCGAATCATATATATCAGACTTAAGAGCAAGAATTTTGTCATCTATAACATTTAACGTATCGACATCAGAAACATCAAAAACTCTTACCGCACTCTCCTCAATTTTCTTCTTATGTGATTGAGAAAGCTTACGTTTAATTGCTAAACTTTCCTGAATTTCATTTTCACGATCACTAATTTCTTCTATCGCATAATTAACCGTCTCAACTGTCTTTAACTTCGACTTAAGCAACCTACTATATTCTTCACTAGAATAAAAAAATCTCTCATATTGAGCTTCATCAATATCGCTTCCGCATATACATTTATCTTTGGCCCTATCTACCTTGCCCAAACAAAAGGGGCAGGTATCAGCTGAGAACAAATTCAATTGCTGATGTGTATAAATAATTTTAGCTATTCGCTCAGCATCACGTTCGACTTCTTTTTTCAAACCTACTAAAGCAGCTTTTTCTTTATATACTGAATACAGATTTGACTTCAACTCACTAATTTCAACTTCATTCCTGGCAAACTCCTCCTGAATCTCTTCCATATCCTCTAAAGGAATATTAGGGTCGTTTCTTTTCTCTTTGAGCCTTTGGCGCACAGCCAGTAACCTTACTAGCTGTTGTTCTTGCTCTCTCTTGTGCTCTTTTAGGTATGCAAGATTCCTAACCTCTTCGTCACCAGAAATATGATGCAAAGCATCAGAGAACTGCTGAAGCCTATTTTGTGCCTCATTTTTAATCTTTTCTGCAACTTTACACTCATTGACTGCGTGATAATAAGATGCAAAAGATTTTCCCATCCAAAGCTCAAATATGGCCTTTCTTACAAGCTCAGAATCAGAAACGAAGCCTGAGCTATCAGGCTCTTTATATATTTTATTTGGATCAAGGGCTTGATTATGGTACACCAGCCTAAGCTGGTCTACTATATTTACTTTAAACTTCTTATACCCAAGATAAAGTTCAATAACATCAACACCCAATTTCTTTAATAACCAGTCTGAATATATTACCTTTTCTTCAGAAGCTCTATAAACCGGAAGGGAAATAGTCTCTTTATATTTACAGATATACTCACCCTTCTCTCCTATCTCGTAAGGCAGAATTGTCACATCATTACTACTAATAAAACGAGTTACCAAAAAACTTTCATCGCCTATTCTCAAATCCAACTCTACATAATTATTTTTATCGCTAACCACCTCCATATGACGATCACTACCGCCTTGCTTGAATTTTTTTACATTGCCCCCTAACCCATGGTATATAAAATCAAAGAAGGTAGTCTTACCCGTACCATTCACTCCCTCAATTACTGAGATACGGTCACTCAACCTAGGGGAAGTGAAAAAATATTTATCTCCCTCATACTTAACTTTATTTATCCTTAAAAGGCCCATCTTCCCACCCCTGTATCATCATACATAGAACTAAGCAAACTATTTAAGCGAAGAACAGAAACTCTTTTAAAAATTTTCTTCATTTTAATGCAATTCGCATACTCTTTATAAAAACGTTTTTTATCCAACTTATTTTTGGAAAAAACACTTGCCTGAAGCGATACATCCAGAACTTCGCCCTCAGCATTCTTTCTCAACTTCAAATAGCCGCGCTTTTCTAAAGCCATGAGCAACTTTGTGAGTTCACCTTGCTGAGATACACCAGCAAAATAGATATCTCTCAGCAAATTTTTATCCTCTATATTTTGAACCCCATTTCCTTTAGCTCTTTCGAATACACCCAGCACAGTTTCATCCGAAAGCATTGGTATGATGAAGGCAATTTTCCTATGATCTTTGAAAAATTTTTCACCTTTACTCCCCAGGCAGTCCAACAAAACAAAAATCATATAAGAAAAATAATAAAAATCCTCTTCCGATATAAACATTATACGCTTCTTCTCGGAACTCACTTCATCTTGCACAATCACACCTATTCATCGAAAGCCAAAAAACATTCATCAAAAAGCTGCAGTATTGCACCCTCAACTACAGGGTCACTGCTAACCTTGTACGAATACTCGCTTTTCAGTGAGTCCAAATCATTCATACACTTTTCATGCATTGCATCTAAGTGATGAAAAAGCGCCTTTTTATCTATGACACTGGGAATATCTTCTCTGACCATATAGTCTAGAGAAGCATCGTAAACCCTATACTTCATAGAGCGGTAGCTTTTGGCAAACTTACCTTCTTCAAGCTTAGCCGTAGCTGCCTTAAAAGAAAGAGATTTAATCACTTTTGGGGGACAATCCGCGAAGACAGCCAATACTTTTTCTTGAAGATTCCTCTCGTCTCCTGAACTTTCTAACTCATCCCACCGCTCCCAAGCTGGATCAAGTGACAAATCGCTAGGCTCGCCTGCTGCTTGCAAAAAAACCAGTTCTATATCTGACTTATAGAGAAATCTATCATTAAGATTTGGAAGACCCTGCTTTTCATCCATCATATCACTGAGCAAGGCAAGAACGGCCCTTTCTTTGCCCTCCAACCTATAATCAAAAGCTTTTGAAGCTCTAATCTTAGATATCACCTCTAACTGCTCTGCATGCTGATCACCATTGCCAAAGCTCCAACTAATTTTTCTCAAAAAATTTAAAAATTCTCCTTCTTGCATCTTCTTGAGCTCATCCAACTTCCCTTTGTTTGTCTTGTGAGCATACTGACTTTCATATTCTTTTTCGAGAACAAATCTTATTGCAGAGATTAGATTCGGCTCATCGAATTTTCTCTCTATCAAAAGCTCTAGTATTGGTCGATCAGGAAGCTGGATTTCAGACTCAGAAATAGCCTGCGTTTTTCTTTCCTTCGCTATTTTGTTAGTGGAGTGAAACGCCAAACTTAGTGTCTCACTAGCTTCCCATTTGGATAAGTATATATCAAAAAAACTCACTAAAGAGTTTTTCACCTCATGACTATTTAGTGAAAAGCCAGTCTCTGCGTCATAATTCTTATCTTCCTCAAAATACTCTTCAGAGCAATCTCTATCGGCATATGCCAAATATACATCTTCCGTATATTCAACGGCTGAGTAAAAAGTGGTGGCTTGGCCAAGGTTATATAAATCCAGCATCAGGTTAATCGCCCGAAGTTTCTGTAAGCGAAAGCCCTTAGTAGCGTCTGAAGCACCTCTATCGATTGTTTCAGCCATATATATCAACTCAACCTTTTATCATTATAATTTCAAGCCATTTATTAACTCACTCGCTGCCGATGGCGAATTAATCGAATAGTATCTAAAGTACTTTGAGCCTCCTGAATCACGACTTTTTCAAGTTTTCTTATGCGGAAAGACCACCCCGCCAATGGAAACATCACAACTGCAACTGAAAGCGGAACAACCATTCCCCAATCAGAAGGAATTGCTGAAACAAGCCTCCATAGATGACCGGAAAGCAAGGCAAAAACAATCATCAAAATAAAAAACACTAATAGAACATTGGGTATATTCCTGAATCCGTGAGACCGGCCCCCGGAAGCACTTCTAACCCACTGACCTGCATGGCAATATAGCCATTATCGCCATTCACCCAGACAGTGCCATGCCCAACATAAAGTTCCGCGCCAGTTGCCGC